GCCGGAAGAGGTTCAGGAGGTGGGGAGAAGTTGCATCTGGTTCGGGACACCCTGAAAAACCCTGAGCCGGGCTGAAGAACCCTGATTTTCAGAGGGCGGCCGAGGCGGAGACCTCATAAATCTGGCCCGCGACGAGGATTGGGACATTCGTCGCAAAAACAGGCAGATTTGCAAAGGTTTGGGACATTTTCCGCGTTCCTTAGCGGGACCTTAAGCCGTCCCGGAGGCGAGGTTAAGGACCTCTTGAGTCCGGTCTGAAATCGTCGCGGCGCGGCCGCGGCTGTGGTACGCTTTGCGGTACTCGTGGGCACGGGCCAGGAGCTTCTTGGCTGTGCTCTCGAAGGCTCCGATGCAGTGATCAATCTCGGCGACCGTGCAATGGTCCCAGTGGCGATAGCCGGGCGAGCCGGGCCAACTCACCACCACGGGCGCCGCCACCTCGGCGATCGCGCGGACCTTGCGGTCGGCGATCTCTTCGCCGCCAAACGCTGCCGCAAGTTCGCGGCGCGTCATCCATCCGCCGCTCTTGCGCAGCGTAGTGACCAGGAGCCGGATCTCCTCGGGCGAAACGGCGGGCGCTTTCTCGCGCAGACCGAAACCGAGTTGTGCCTGGTCGCCGACCATTCTCAGAACGGATCCTCAGGGTCGAAGTGCCCGCTCGGGACCAACTCGGGCTCGGATTGGTCGAGCGGCGCAGTGGCCTCGGGGTGTTCGCTGCGGGCGCCGACTTGGTGGTCGTAGCAGGCCCGACCCTTGCCGGAGTACGGGTGATTGTGGCCGACCTTGTTCTTGTGCTCTGCGGTGTGCGTGAGAGCGGCGAGGATCAGGGGTATGTCGGCATCCGGGATCTCGTCGAGGTCGATGGCCTGCGCGCGGCGAGCCTGGACGCGCTTGTAGATCGCGCGCACGTAGGCTTCGCGGCCGGGGGCTTCGATCTTGAGGATGTTGAGCAGCGCGTTGGCGGCGAACATGCAGCGGCGCACCGGCTGTTCGAGCAACCGAAGCTGCTCGCCCAGGTCGGCCATCGCCGAATACCCACGGGCGACAGCAAGCCAGCGGTCGAATTCCAGATTGTTGAAGGCCTTGTGGGTCTTGTCCTCTCCGAGCGCCTGCACAGTGAGCCAGTGGCGCAGGGCGTTGTCTGGGAGCGTGTGACCAAGCTCACGAAGAGCGGCGCGGGCGGCGGACCAATCCCGCCAGTAGAGACTTTCCTGTTTTGTTGTCATGCGGCGATCCCTTCCAGTTTTGCGATGGCGGTTTTCGCGGTGCCCAAGGCGCGGTTGAGCACCGCGCTGAAATGCTTATCGACCTGCATGCGCTCGCGGACCCGGCGCAGGGAGTAGGTGCAGACGCTGTGCCCCGGCCGGCCCAGCGCCACGGCCAACGCCTCGTGACGCATGCCGAGCAGGGACCAAAGCGCGTGGGTGCAGATATCGCGGCAGACGACGACCTGGTCGTGACGATCCCGGCTCAGCACCAACGCGACCGACACGCCGAGTTCGGCGCAGATGGCACTCACGATTTCGCGGGCGCGGGCATCGCCGCAGAACGAGTCTAGGGAAAGCGCGCCGCCGTCGATGCTGGCGGCCATGGCGTCGAGCTTGTCGGCCTGGGTGCGAAGGCCAGCGGCTTGGGCGCGGAGATCTGTGGCGATCTGCTTCATACTGGGTTGGCCGCCGTTCCCAGCTCGCGCAGTTTGTCGGCCAATTCGCTGCAGGTCTTCTTGTACGCAGCAATCTGCGCCTCGTGGCCACGGGTTACCTCCCGCAGCATTAACACCATAAACTCATGACCTGCGGCGGATTGGCAGCCCCAGAGATGCCGACCGAAGCCGCGGGCGACCATCACGTCATGAGCGGCCGTCCAGATCTGCGAGGCGCGATTGAGCTCGGCTTCAGTAGCCGGAGGATCTAGCGGGAGATGTTTGGCTTTGGTGCTCATCCGATCGGGCCCTCGGGAACTTCGGACCAGAATGTCACGGCGATGGCGAGATGCGGAGCCTCGGCCAGATGCCAGGCGCCGCAGAAGAAGCCGAGCGATACGGGCTCGGTGCCGTCCGGCGAGCAGACCAGGACGGTAGTGTCGGTGTCGGGCACCTCGTGCGCCGCGTTGTGCCAGGTGATGGTTTCGGTCATTGGGAAATCCTCAGTTGCCGCTCGCGTCGTTCCGTAATGGTAAGCGGGCGGGAGCCGCGAACATGCTCCAGCGCTCCGAGTGCTACTTCACGCGCCCATTGGCGATCCGCAGCGGTAGGTTCCGGCCCCTGCAACGCCCAGACGGGCTTGCGTTGGGTTCCGATGTTGATCGGTCGAGCTTCCCCAGTGGGAAACGTAGATAGGAATGAGGGCATCATTGAGAAGTGCTCGCGGTGTTGGCGGCGGTGTCCAGTGTCCTGCGCCCTCGGCTCGCTAACCTGCGCATTTCAGCGCTCGATTCGGGGTCGTCTTTGATGGCTCTGACGATCTCGCAGAGCATGTCGTAGAGAGGGACATAGCAGCCCGCCCGAGCCGCGAGGTTGGCGGTTGAACTGCGGCCCGAGTGATCTGTCGCGCCGAGCCGGCCGCCATCAGTCGCGGCCAGTACCGCTCGATATTTTCGAGCGGATACTGGAGCTGGAGTCGCCGCAGTAGAAGCAACGGCCAAGGTGTCCAAGACATGCATGGGGTGGGACCTAGGCGATGTGGCGGAGGTCGACGCGGCCACGCTCTGCGATGGCACGGTCGCGGTTGGAGGTGATCTCGATGCGGCGTCGCGTCTGCTTGGCGCGCATCGTCGAGAGCTGCTTTTCGAGGCGTGCGATTTCTCCGTCGTGGCGGTCGATGGCTCGACTGAGCAGCTCAAGCTGGAGCTCGGCTGGGGTGGCGTCTGAGAGGTCGGGGCGAGGCATGATGTCGGCAGTCGCTGCGGTTACGCGGCCTCCTCGTTGGGTTGCTCCTTGGCCTCGACGTAGAAGGTCTCGGCCTGGTCGATGCGGCAGCCGACCGTGGCCAGTTGCTCTTCGGTGAGGTATTGTTTGAGGCCGTCCTTGTCGACAGCTTGGGTGGTGCGCACGAAGCGATCCGGGAACGCGGCTTTCACGGCGTTGAGCACGCCTTCCCAGCTCCATTTCCGGTTCAGGAGGCAGAGCGTGGGATTGCCGATGCGGAAACCGAAATTCGCGAGCGTCGTCTCGGCGCTCTTCTTGGCGCTCGGGAAGAGTTCCATGCGATGCGACTCGGCGTACTTCTCGGCCAGGACGATGGTGGACTTGAGCGCCTGCTGGATCTTGATCACAGCGGGTTCGTGGTGATCACGCACGGCCTGCAGTTCGGTGTCGCGCTTGGCTTCAGCGGCGCGGAGATCGACTTGGAGGCCGGCGATTTCGTCGAGCGACTGCTCGAACTCGGCGCGAGTGGAAAATGAAGAGGCTTTGAGACGGGGTGCCATGGTATTGAGTAGGTACGGACTGGTAGGTTTAACGGGCGAAAGTTTCGGAAATTGTCCCCGCCGGCGTGATGGCGCCGGCGGGGGTTTTGCTGGCCTATCTGCGGATCGCAGGGGCCGTTACGTCGCCGCCAGCACTTGGCGGGTAGGCTTGCGCCCGGACGCGGGCAGACGGGAAAGGGCTTCGGCGATACCGAGAGCGAAGCGGGCTGTGCCGAGGCCGAGCAGCGCGCCGCCGATGTTGTGGGCTTCTCCGGGATAGGCCTCATTCATCTCGTGGATATAGGCGGCCTTGGAGAGCTCCACGTCGGCTCGGGCGATCAGGCCACCGATCAACTCTTCTCGGGCGGCCGGGGCCAGGGGGATTGCGGATTCGAGGGTGGTGTTCATAGCGGGAGCGGTTAGCGGCGGGTCATTTCGGCGAAGGTGGGAACGGTGTCTTCGTGCACCGCGTGGTACCGGATCGAGATCGAGGCGGCGGAGACGCGGCCGGGGGCGCTGCGGGTGGCGGCGGCCCACGCTTCCAGCTGGCCCGCCCACGCCCGCCACAGCTCGGCGGCGCGGGGGTAGCCGAGGTCATCGGCATCGTCGGCCTGGTCGCGGTAGTGGTTGGCCAGCGTGAGCGCGCGGTCGAACGTGAGCGCCTCAATGTCGCAGTCGGCTCCGCCGCCGCCGAAGCCCGACTCCACGCCCGTCTCGCTGGCCGTGCGCCAGATTCCGGCGATGTCGCGAAAGAGGTGTTTCATCCTGCCTCCTCCTCGTCCTCGATCGGAGGCGGTACGCTCGGCATCGGTGCCCAGGCGTAGATACCGTCGATCTGTTCCAGGGACTCGGCGTCGAACCAATGACCGTGCTGATAGAAGGCCTTCACGGGCTCAGCGTCGTATTTGGACGCAGCGAGCACTCGGCTGTCTTCTTCGGGAGAATCCGTTTCGAAGAGGAGGTGGGTCCACTCCAGAACGGAGACCGTGTCTCCTTCGACGGAGCGGACCATGTCGTCGATGGATCCGAGCGCATAGAGGGCGTTGCGGGAGTCGACTGGAAGCGATTGAACCACCGCGAGGTATTCAGAAAACTCCAGAACGCGGCTCTTGTCGTTGAGCGGAGCAATCAGCTCGGCCGGGGTGCGATTGTGGATCTGCTCGATATGGCCGCGAACAGTTGCAAGGTCGTTCAGGAAGCTCACGCGGCACCTCCTTCGTCGTCATCGTCGGTTCCGATGGCGGTGGGCCGGTAGTCCTTCGCGGCCTCCAGGTCGGCGAGGGTGATACGGGTGCGGTCCTCGGCCTTGGCGAAAGCCTGGGCGAGCTGCAGGCGGTGGAAGACGATGCGGATACGGCCCGCTTCACGGCTCCAGGCGTGGAGATAGTCCATCGCGCCCTTGCCCGCTTCGAGGCCGAAGCTGCGCGCGATCACGCGCAGGTCGGCGGCGGGTGCATAGTCCGGGAAGCGCAGCAGGTTTTCCGCGCCGCCCATGCGGCCGATGAACTGTTCAAAATACCCGCGGGCCCGGCCGGCTACGAGCACGTCGGTGAAGTCGGACGTGAAACTCAGGATAACGGTGCAGCCGGTGTCCTCCTGCACTTCGAGCAACCAGTTGAAGGCCGGCTGGTCGCTGCCCCGCCCGTCGAGATAGAGGCGCTGGCTGTTGTCGACGATGATCGTGCGAGTCTCGTTGAGGTTTTCCCGAATCGACGATTCACGGTCGGCACCGCGGAAGAGCGCCTTGCGGCCCACGTGGAAGCGCTCGGCAATCTTGCGTTGGAGCTGGGCCAAGCGCCCATTGGCCGGGGCTTCCACGTGGATGACTTGCCCGTGGTTGTTGAGCATCGCGTAGTGGCGCAGGACAGCGCTCTTCTGGCTGCCGGTGGGGCCGCACAACCCGGCGATCTTGCACACGGCGTTGAGCGAGCGGTGCGTATTGATGAACGCCTCCACACAATAGAACGTGGGCGTGCAGATGAACGGCATCTTTCCGGCCCGCTCGGCGTGCACCGCGTAGCGCTTGATGGCCTCGATAAACTCCATGAACTCGCTCCACGCTTTTCCCCCGTCCTGCCAGTTGCCGTATTTCGGCGTGAAATTGTACCCCTTGAGCAGGTTGTTGTAGAACTCGTCGCTCTTGTCGAAGCCGAGCTTTTCGCCGATTAACCGAAGGGCGGAGCCATTGCCGCGGCAGGTGTCCGCCCAGTAGTGTTGAAGCCATACGACCGCCGAGCGGATGGGCTCCGGGTAGTGAGTCACATCGCGTTCGAGGCGGGCGAGGTCCATCCGAGTGCGCGAGATTGTCTTTACGGAGTTGGTCGGCGGGGCCGCGGCGATCCCGGTTTCGTTGGGCTTGCCAGCGGTATCGATGTGTGTAGTGGTATCCATGCTGTTCGGTTCGTTTTTGTGCCCTCGGAGTTGTCACTCCGGGGGCTTTTTGTGGGAGTGGTTAAGGAGAACTTAAGGACTGCGGAAAGTGGCCATGGCGGATTTCGCCAGAGCGCGCTGGCGGTCGAGATTGCGCCGACCGCGCTCGCTCTCGGGTGCGGGAGCGGAGTCCCGGAGGACGGCGTTGTCGGCGGCGGTGCGCATCGCCAGGCCTTCCTTCGCCGAAGCGATGATGGCGGCGTTGTTGTCGCGGCGCGTCTGTTCCGTGGCCCGGTCGGGCGCGTGGCGCTCCATGGTCGGCTTCTCGACCAGGGAGCGGATATGGTTGAGCTCGCCCAGTGCCCGCTTCTGCGCCTCGGCATCCAGCACCGGCACGGCGGGCAAGTGGTAGAGGTCGCCGATGCGCGCGCCGGTAACCGCGTGGTAGAGATACGCCACCGCCACATTGCCCGGCAGCAGCTTCACCATGAAAGGCCCGCCCCGCCCGCTGGCCAGTTCGGGCAGCTCGCCGCGATAGATCCACTCCACACCCTTCTCCGTCCAGGCGATCGTATAGGGCGCCGGGTGACGCACGCGCTTGATCGTGCGCGCGAGGAAAGGCAGAAGCGCATCCTCCGGAACCATGGTCCGCGCAGGATTCGCGCGGCAGAGCCGGTCAAACCGCTCCGCCGGGCTCTCCATCCGCTCGTCAAAGAGCGCCCGTACCACCTCGGAGCGCGGGTAGCGGCGGAGCTCGTCGAGCGCCCGCCAAGCGTGGTCTTCGGGGAAGCGCCAGAGTTGCACCTTCTCGAAGCCTTGCAGCCGGTGTTTGGTGCGGGCTCCCAGGATTCCGAAGAGGCGGACCACCGCCGCAATCGCCTCCGAGTAGGAGAGGAAAGTGGAGACGAGCGCGTCGCGCAAATCGGCCGGCAGGCTCTCGGCCTCCGCCATCAGGGCTTTGTGCTCCGCGATCCGGCTCTCCAACTCGGCCGGCTTGTTGAGTACTTGGAGGCTGCCGGTTTGGCCGGGCAGTGCCGCGCCGTGATTGTGGAACCCAGAGAAGAACGACTCCAGGCGCGCCTTCATCGGCCCCCAGGGCGAGCCATGGCGCTCCGAGAACCCGCCTGGCAGGTTGTGAGACACCATGTTGGTGTAGTCCACGACGATGCGGCCTTCTCCGGCGAGCATGGCCAGCGCGGCGGCATCGGCTGCGCTCAGGGTGGCCTTGGCATTCTCCACCTTGAACATCATCGGGTACTCCGTGGGGATCCCGTACTTGAGGATCATCTGCCCGACGAGACAGCGCATGTGCTCTTTGAGCAGCTCGTGCCGCTTGCCTTCATCATCGGGGACGGCGGCCAGCGCCACCCAGTCAAGGATGTGGGCACAGCCGGCGTCCATCGCCACGAGCAGCCAGAGCTCACACGGCCGGTCGTAGCCAGGGATCGACACGAGCCAATCCGTCTTCACGTCGTCAAAGACCACGCACTCCAGCGCCCGCAGCTGCGAGTAATCGTTACGCTTCTGGGGCATCAGGCCGTGGGCGGCGAAGTGGCCTCGGCGCGCGATGGTCATGGCCGCCTTGCTGGGCAGCATCCGGCGGAGCGTGGCGCTGGAAAATCCCTGCGGCTGGAACCACACCGGGCAGGCTGCGGGCACCGGCTCCGCCGGGAACTTGGCGGCCCACTGATCGCGCCACGATCCGAAGCCAGGCAGCGGGGTACCGGAAAACCAATCGGACCGGATCGAGTCGATTTCCACGCTGGCCACCCGCTTGTTCTTTTCGCAGCGGCGCCGCACGTGCTCGATGAACTCCACCGGCTTCTCGCCCAGGCCGTTGCCGGAGTAGCCGAAGAGCAACGCCTCCGCCCCATCCTTACGATACGCCCGGAAGAGGTTCATGATCGTCTTCGGCGCAAATCCCTGCCCATGGATCGGATAGAGTTCCGCCGCCAGCTGGCGCGCCGTGGCGCACAGCTGGGAGCGCGGGGTGGCCGTAAGTATCTGCACACAGCGAAGCCGGGCCTCGAACTTCTCCTGGAGTTTGTCGCTCAGGCGGGCGGCCTGGGCGCGTACAGGAGTGGGGAGCGTGAGGATGGCGGGGCTCATGTGCGGGCGGAGTGGAGGCGTGATGGTGGGGGCTCAGGCTGCGCTCTCGTGGCGCAGGCGCAGGAGGCGCTCGTGATAGCTCTCGGCCATCGACTTAAGCGTGGCCTCCGCCAGCGCGGCCTTGTCGGTGTCGATCAACGACCAGTTCAGATCGCTCAGCAGAACCTTCTCGGCGGTCTTGATCGCGTTGAAGAAGTTCTCGAAGGCGATTGCCGGGCCGTCGGCCGGTGTGGGCTCCGGGGTGGGAGGCTGGTCCTCGCCGGCCGGCGCCGGCAGCGCGGGAGCCGAAGGGGTGCGCGCTCCGCCGCGCTTCACCACGCCGTGGCGTTGCAGCAGCTCGGTGAGTCCATGGTGCCCCACGAACTTTTCCAGCTTCGCCATCACCGTCTGCGCGGTGGCGTCTTCACTCGTGAGCTGGAGGCTAATTTGCTCGGCGGCGATCAGCTCGGGGAGCAGCAGCTTCGAGGACTTCGCGAACTTGCCGGCGAGCTGGATATAGTATTGGGCCTTCCGGACGGAGCTCGGGAAATTCTGATGCATCCACGGGATGAACTCACCGTGCGGAGTCTTCGCCCGGATCTCGGCGAGGTAGAGGCCACAGAGTACGGCCTTTATCGCCCGTTCCTTTTGGAGGCCGTCGAGGTTGGCGAACATCGCCTGCACGCGCTGCGTCAACGAGTTAGCGTCAAAAACGAAACTGTTTCGTTTTTGGTCGAGCTGCTCGCCGTCGAGCGTTTCGAGGTTCACGGGCTTGAGGGCGACAATAGTGGTTTCGATGGAATCTGGCATGGGAGAAAGGGAACCGGAGTCGGTGATCTGGATGGAGAGCGGTTGGGCGCTGTGCAGTTCGGCGGGGTTGAGCCAGCGGGGTTCGGAAGTTGGGATCGACCCGCGGCAAACGTGGTGGGAGAGGCCGGACTTGGTGAAGCCGCGGCGCTCGCAGCGCGGGCACGAGTAGAGGGGATCGGTCATGAGAGGAGCATCTTGCCGGTGGCGTGATAGATGCGGGCTTTGTCGGACGTTGGTAGGTTGGCGATTACCTCGAGGACGCGTGCGGGGATATCGCCGGCGGCGTAGTTGGCCGTCCTTGCCAGATATAGGATCACAGCGTCGCGACGGTAGCGGCGGTGCTGGCGCTGGCCCTTGGCGGCGTTGAGTTCGTGACCGCAGAGCTGTCCGTCCTCGAAGAGGCGATGCACCGTGCGCTCGTCGCATCCCAGCGCTTTGGCCACCTCATCCGCCCGTAGCAGCGGCTTGCGGGGCAGCAGGAAATCGAGCTGATCCTGCAAGGCGTCGAGGTCGGTAGATTGGAGGGCGGCGGGCACGGGCGAAGAGAAGGCTGAAGGCTGAATGCGGAAGGCTGAAGTCAGGCCCCGGCGGTTTTCACCACAGAGGGCACAGAGCGCACAGAGGCCGGAGGAGTCGGCGCATCCGAGAAGTAGTTCGCGGGCACGCGGCCGGCGGAGCCGCCGAGGCCAAGCATGCGGGAGGCGTGGAGCTGGGTGCGGATCTCGGCGGCGTTACGGTCATGAAAAGCAGCGGCCGAGGAGGAGAAATAGGCCTGCCGGTAGTTGCCGCTTTTGGCAGCCATGCCAGCGGCGAGGCGGTGATCGGCTGCGCCTTGGCGGGCGGAGAGGTACATGGCCCCGGCGCTCACGAGGAGGACCCTCCCGATTGCGGATCGCGGATTGCGGATTGCGGAGCTGTATCCGGCGCGGCAGCGTTGCGGCATGAGTGCCGAGCTTTCCGAACTCCTCGATCAGTGGCTGATTTTAGCTTTGAAGGCTGTGGCGAAGGCGCCGAAGAAGCCTCGCGGAGATCCGGTCGCGGTTGAGCAGGAGTGCGACGAGTACATCCGGCGCGTCGCGGAGACGCAGAGGGTGACCCGGCCGGCACCCAGGATTGCAGTCGAGCTGGCGAAGCGGCTCTCCGCTGCACGATCTTTCGGATCTGTCGTTGAAGCCGGGCTAGATCACCAGGTGCAAACGACGGGAGGCCAAGCAACCGAATCTGATATTCTGAGATACCTCTTGATCGACACTTGGCACGGAGTCCTGAAAGCAGCTTCGAAAAACGAGCGCCCGGCTTGATGGTGCAAGTGCCGCGTTCGAATACGAATATTGGGGGCGTGGCGCGCCGTTCGGCGGCCAACCCGATGATGATCTCCTTCACGGCGTCCGAGAGTTCTGAGCGCGTGATCTGCCCGGACGGCACGCCGCCGAGAATCAGCGCTGCGGTGGCGTCGCAGAGTTCGCCACCGGCCGAGGCGAGACGGTCGGTGATGTAGGCGGCGAGAGGGGTACCGGTAGCGCCGTCGTTGACGGCATCCCAAGTGGCGACGATGGCGGCACTGGCGGCGACCAGCTTGGCGCGGATTTCGGCTTCAGGTTTCATGACTGTTCACTCCGGTTTCGGGTTGAGGTGAGGATTAGGCGGACACCGGCGCAGGTGCCGGCGATGCCGGAGGCGGCCACGGCGAGGCAGACCACGATGGCGGCGGCCGGCGGGCAGACCGCCAGCACCGCCGCGGCAAACAGCGGCGTTCCGATCACGCCCGCCAACACGATCCCGAAAGCGCGAGAGGTCACCGGGCACCTCCGCGCAGGTTGAGGAGGAGTTGGTTGATGAGGGTGGCGGCGGCGCACAGTGTCGCGTTTGGGTCGGCGACATCAGGCACGAGCTCTTCTACCTCAATCAGGGCGAGCAGGTCGTGGGCGGCCTGTAGTACCAGAGCATGGCGTTCAGCCGGATTGCTGGCGGGCACTTGGGTGAGCAGCAGCGCGACGGCGCGACACTCATCGCGGAAGAGCCCGTCTGTGTTGCCCTGGATAGCGAGACGCTGAGCGGCAGTACGCAAGGTGGTGGCCACATTGCCTACCGCCGTACCGGGCTGGTAGTAGCCCTCAGCAATGGCAGTATACGCTGCGGAGCGCCAATCACCCCGGCAGATCGGGGCTAACCGCCTCACCAGGGACTCGATCTCGCGTGACCGGGCGCGCGGATTCATGCAGCAGATGGGTGTACGGGTGGTCATCATGGTAAGTTAGCGCGGGTTTGGGGCGGACGGACGGATACTGCTGAGATTCGCCAAAAATCGTCGGGCTATATTGTCAGGCGGCGCGGATGAGCTCTTCCGGCCAGTACCAGCCGGCGTGGGCCACGGGCAGGCGGTGGTTGCGCTCCGCTAACGTGCGGACCTGGAGGAGGTGGAGGGTTTCTCCGGCCTCGGTCCAATGCGTGTGATCGGTCACGCGACCCAGTCTCGGGCGGGGCCCGTGCCCACGTTCTCCGGGAATCCCCGGAATCCCCGGAATCCACACCCAGGTCCCGAGGCGCGGGAGTTGGGTGGAAGTGATCGGAGCGTGCATCATGGCTCAGGAGAGGTTGAGGTTGGTTTGGTCGAGGCCGAGGGCGGTGCGGATCGCAGCGGTCGGCAGCGTCATATGTCCGGTGCGGTCGCGGCCCACCGGCACGTGGTTGCGATGGGCGAAGCCGAGGCAGTTGCGCACGGCCCGAATCAGCGCTGCTCCGGAGTGTTCGAGTCCGGCCTCTGCCAACACGGCTCCGGGAGTAGCGGCATCGGCGCCCAGATCTTCGAGACGGGAGATTTCGGTGGAGAGCGCACGGGCCTCGGTGAGCAGCGCCTGCTTGCGCGCCCGTAGCAACTTCGCCCGCTCGATCCGAGCCAGCCGGGCGTCCATACCTTCGCGGTGGTAGAAGCCATGTTTGCGCACGGCCGGGAGCACTTCACCCGTCACCCAGCGGCGGAACCGAATGGCCTCGGGCTTGCGGCTCTTGAAAACCAGCGCGTACAGGCCGGATTCGGTGACGCAAAGCATACGCTGGGGACCGCCGCCAGTTTGCACTTCGGCAATGGCGACTTCATCGCCTTCAAGGGATCGGAGATTGTCCGACCCCTTGTTGCCGATGAATCCGATGCTATCGCCGATATCCGCGGCGACGAAGAGCGGGTTTTCGGCGGTGCCCACGACGCGCACGGCGTGGCCCTCGAAGAGGAACAATTCGCCCAAGAGCGAAGTTGTGTTGACGGAGGCGGGGGACTGTGTGTTTATCTTCATAGTACTAGTTTCTTTGTTTGGCCCTCCGGTTACCGCCGGAGGGCCCTTTTGTGGGTAGGCGAAGGGAAATCAGGCAGCCTTACCGGCTTGGAGCGCTTCGTAGCGGGCCCGCAGCGAATGGAGGCCTTTGAAGCTGGGGTAGCCGGTCAGCATCTTGTAGAGCGTGGCTCTGTTGACCTTGAGGGTGCGGGCATCGGCGGTGATACCGGGGAAGCGAGTGCGCGTTGACGGGACCACCGTCATAGTCGGGGTCCCTGCTCGACGCTCCATTGACAGGTCTACGGAACGGTGTTTCTGGTTCGCGTTTCTATTTGTTGCACGCATCATGTCTTAAGAAATCAAACCCAATTCAAACTTTTGCAAGTGGAATCGGATAATTTTCAAACATTCACGGCGCGCACTGATGCTCTAGCTGCTGCATTAGGCATCAGCATTGAAGACCTGCCTGGGCGCATCGGGATTTCTCGCGCGATGATTTATGCGTATCGTAGCGGAGCTAACCCCATCTCACGCAAGGCTTGGGGCAAATTGCGCGAAGCGGAACTCCGTGCGTCAGCGCTGATGTCCCCTCAAGCTGCGGTCGACACGCTATTGTCGGCTCCTGTTGGGTCTTCCGCTCAAGCAATTTCAGACATTCGCGCGACCGCAGAGGATATCGCCCGAAGTCTGATTAACGCTGCCACGAATGCTCACATATGGCTCGCCGATACTGAGGCCCTGCAAGGGGATCTATTTCGGCAGTATGGGTTATTGTCGCGCGGACAGGCACTCCCTGAGTCAGACTTGGAGGAACTGCGTGATCTTGAGCGGGAGGTCACACGCCGGCTAGCAAAGTTGCAGTTCATGCGCACTGCGGCGCGAGAAGCTATCGGCCTGCTCGTTGATCCTTCTCCTAGATGACCCGAGTTATTTCCTGAGGGTGTCCAGTCCGCTGGGCGCCCCCGCACCGCGCTCCGCGGGGCTTTCTGTTGTCAAACCCGCCGCGAGTGTTACCGGTGCGACATGAGCGTATCGAATACACCGGCCCCGCAGCCCGAACCAGTTCGCGGATGCATCCACAAGCCGCGAGAGGTGGGATTCCCGTTGGAAGCCCTACTGCTCTTCGGCGCGGCGCTCTTCGTGGCGGGCTTTGCCTCGGCGCTCGTTGCCCGGCGCACTACGATGATCGAGGTGCACGGCAACACTGTCATTACCATCGGCGCTCCCACCGTTGAGCGTTGAGCGCTCCATGGCGCTTGGGTTGACGTCTTCGCCGCCCAGTGGCATCGTCCTGCTATCCCATCCACCGCCGCCCTCCGTGAGTGCCTAGCACCGCGGAGGGCCTTTTTTTGGTGAGTTTGGCGGATTTCGAAAGTCGGCCGGAGTAAACCGTTTCGCGCCGCCTCGCGCGATTTCCCCGGACTGTACCGACAGCAAGGACTCCAAGGGTAGGTGTTTGGCGCGTACTGTGGCATCATCGCGGCGTGCTCACCACTGCCGCACAGCCCACGTCCCCCGACGCCCGGCCCCCGACACCCACCGAGACTGCCGCCGAAGTCGCCGGCCTGCAAGCGCGCCTCGCCGAGCTGCTCGCCGGCCGTGCTGGCACGGGCCTGCAGCCCGTCACCTTCGTCGCCTTGGCCGCCGGTGCCCACACCGTGGTCGACCATCCCGAGATGGTCTTGCTCACCTTTCCCGTCCACCACGAGAAGGTCGTGCGGATCGCCCTCGAGCATGCGATCGCCTGCCAGTTCGCGGAATCCTTTGTCCGGGCTCTCGGCGGCTGGGATGCCGTCCTGGCTCGCGGCCACCGCCACACCAAACGGGGGTGCCGCCGATGAAGCGCACCATCGCGAGCATCTTGAGCGTGGAGACGGGTATCGGCTGTCTCACTGTAGGCGGCGCCCTGTTCTGGCTCTGCCTGATGGCAATCCTCTGCTTCAGCTCCGGCTGCTCTACAGTGCGCAGCGCCTGGTACTCCGTGGCCGGCACCCCGGTCGCCGCCGCCCAGCGCGCCGAGGCCAAAGTCGAGCACGCCGCGGCCAAGGTCGAAAAGGCCAAAGAGTCCCTCGTGGGCGATGCCCACACCAAGGTGGTGCTCGCCGAGCTGCTCAGTCGCCACATTGCGGAGCAGTCCAAGACCGCCGCTGCTCTCAAGTCTACCCTCACAGCCGCTCGGGCGGATCTCGACACCGCCCGCGGCCCCAAAGCGCCCGATGAACTCTCCGGTCTGCGCACGCTGGTCGAGCAGCTGCGCAGCGAGAACGCCAAAGCGGTGGCGGCCGGAGAACAGGCGCTCGCCGAACTCGACAACCAGAGCGCAAAATCGGCCACCATCCTGCGCGCCGCTCTCGCCGCCGAGGGAGAGCTACGCGAGCGCGCCACCGCTGCCGAAGGCAAAGCCCAGCAATGGGCGCTGGAGCGCGACGAGGTGGCCCGCAAGTGGGAGCGCCTCTGGTGGTGGATCTGGGTCGCTGCTGGGGCGTGGATCGCTGCCCAGGTATTGCCGCTGGTCGCCCGCCTCGTGCCCGCCATCGCCCCCGCCGCCACTGCGATTTCCGCGATAGCCTCCCCGATTTCCACCTACGCTCTCGGCAAGGCCAAGGCGCTGGCCAAGGACGCTAGTTCCGCCCTCCACAACGTGGTCACAGCCGTGCACGAGAAAGCCCCCGGCATCGTCGACCAGGTCGAGCGGATCAAGGCCGAGTGGATCACGCCCGAGGATGGCACCACCACCGCCTACACCGCAGCGCTCCGCGAAGCGCAGCAGATCTGATTTCCCCCATGCTCGCAGAACTCACCATCGAAGGCGTTGGCTCCGGAATTGTCGGCACTGCAGTGATCGCCTTCATTATCGGAGCGATCGTCCTGCAGCGCCTCCAGGAGGGTCGCAAGGCGCTCGCCGAAGAGATCCGGCGCGAAAATGTGGCCGCCGATGAACCGCAGTCGGTGAAGCTCCAGTCGCCTCTGGCCGTCACGCAACACGTCGAGTTCACGCCGATCACCGATCACCTGCGCCTTGTTCAGGATTTCCGTGATCACCGCGAGTCGGTCGACCGCCGTTTTATCGACATGGCCGCGGCGTCCTCCCAGGGCCGTGAGAAGATCTACGCTGCGATCCGCGACCAGGCGAAAGAGTCGGCCGCGATCGCGAGGGAGACTTCCAGCAAGGTCGACGGGGTCAGCGGCCAAGTCTCGATCCTCAATCAACAGCTTCAGCAGATCTCCACTACACTCATTCGGAAATAATCCCATGACTCCCGCCGCCCGCGAACTCTTCCGCCAGAATCTGCTCCAGCAGCTCGCCGCCATCAGCCCTGGCACACTCCCTGTTCCAGCCCTCAAAGTCGGGCTCGCCATCGGCGGTTTCGAGCGCCCAACCGACGAAGCCATTCAGGCCGAGCTGCAATACCTGATCGACAAGGGGCTCGTGGCGCGTCCTCCGGCACTCATCAGTCCCGAGAACGGGCGCTGGCGCATCACAGCCGCCGGCGCGGATTACCTCGCCGAAAGGGGCCTGGGCTAAACGAGGCGATTTGCGGCCCTGTGCCAAAAACCTGCCCGATCCCCCGCGAAACGCCTCAGCCCCCCCTTAATGCCGAGCTTAAGCCCGCTTAAGGCCCACCAAATCTAACCTCAGACACCGAACGTCCGACGCCTCCGCCCTCCGCCGCCATGCCCACCAAAATCGAGTCCGAGCTCACGCACGAGCAGTTCGCCCAGTTTTGCGAACGCCTGCTGGGCCTGCCCGGCAAGCGCCGCACCCTCGCGGGGGTGCAGGCGTTGGCGGGCGAGTACGGCATCTCGGTCTCGGCGATGGGTGCGAAGTCCTTCAGAGACGGTCCGTTTTCCCGCTACCTCCATAAACTCGAGAAGGCCCGCGCCGGTGCGGAGGCCCTCGTGGCCGCCGCCGGCGCCGGCATCCATCCCCTCGACTCCGTGGAAGATGCCATGGTGATCGAGCTCCAGGACGCCATCACCTCCGGGGCCGAGGTCGATGTGAAGTGGGTGGTCTCCCAGCTCACCAAGCTGCGCGCTTCCATCACCGCCCGCGAAAACTCCCGCCGCCAGCAAAGCGACCTCGAGCGTCGCCTGGCCGACAGCGAGAGCCATCGCGCCCTGGCGGATACCGCCATCGAGCTTGCCAACCAGCGCGTGCGCAAGCTGGAGCGCGAGGCGAAGATCGCCGCCGAGAAGATTGCCGCCGCCAAGGCCAAGCTCACGGAGGCCGCCCGGCCCCGCAGGGGCCTCACCCCTGAAACCCTCAAGCGGATCGAGGAGGCCGCCGCCCTCCTGTGAAACTGCGCCCCTCCTACGTGCCGAAGAGCTTTGCCGGCCGCTGCAAAGTATTCCCCGAGCGTAACACGCTCCTGCTACCGTATCAGGCCGCCTGGGTGAAGGACGGCTCGCGCCTAAAGCTCGCGGAGAAGAGCCGCCAGATCGGCTGGACGTGGTGCAGCGCCTACCGGCTCGTCTCCACCAAGTCCATGGCCGACGCCCGACTCGATGCGTGGATCTCCTCGCGCGACGATATCCAGGCGCGCCTCTTCCTGGAGGACTGCAAGGGCTTCGCCACGCTGCTGCAGACGGCCGCCGAGGATCTCGGTGAGCAGGCGATCGACGACAAGGGGCACACCGCCTACGTGCTCGCGTTCGCCAACAAGCTGCGCGCCCATTCGATGTCGAGCAACCCGGACGCCCAGGCCGGCAAGCGCGGCGACCGCATCCTGGACGAGTTCGCCCTGCATCCGGACCCCCGCAAGCTCTACTCGATCGCGTACCCCGGCATCACGTGGGGCGGATCGATGGAGATCTTCTCCACGCACCGCGGCACGGGGAACTTCTTCAACGAGCTCGTGCGCGAGATCCGCGAGAAGGGGAATCCCAAACGCATCTCGCTCCACCGTGTTACGCTTCAGGATGCGCTCGATCAGGGCTTCCTCTTCAAGCTGCAGACCAAGCTCCCGGCCGATGATCCCCGCCAGGAGATGGACGAGGCCGAGTACTACGCGGCCACGCGCGCCGGCTGCGCCGACGAGGAGAGCTTCCTGCAGGAGTTCATGTGCGTGCCGGGCGACGACACCACGGCCTTCCTCAGTTACGACCTGATCGCCACCTGCCTGATGCGCGGTGCCGACAATTTGAGCGCGACCACGGAGCAGACCCGCGACCTCACCGGCCGCAAGGGCACGATCCGCCGCCTGCAGAATCTCACGCTCGAGGAAATCGCCGCGCTGCCGTTCCCGCTCTACGTCGGCGTCGACATCGGGCGCCTGCACGATCTCACCTGCCCGTGGATCGCCGCGAAGATCGGCGATGTGCTCACCCCGGTGGCCATCCTCGAAATGGAAGGCGTGGCCTTCTCTCGCCAGGAGGAGGAGCTCTATCCCTTCCTCGCTCTGCCCGGAATGCGCCGCGCCTGCTTCGATCGCACCGGTATCGGCCGGCAGTTTGTCGAGCGCGCGCAGGAGCGCTTCGGCGTGCACCGGATCGAGGGCATCGACTTCACCCCCGCCACCAAGGAGGAGATCGCGTATCCGCTGCGCGCCGCCTACGAGGATCGCACCACTCGCATCCCCGATGATCGCCTCATCATCGCCGACCATCGCGCGATCAAGAAGGAGCAGACCGCCGGCGACAACGTGCGCTTCTCCGCCGACCGCGGGAAGAACGGCCACGCCGACCGCTTCTGGGCGCACGCACTCTGCAAACACGCGAGCAAGAGCGCATCAGGCATCATGCTCCCCCCCAAACCGCTGGGCGCCGGGCACCGGGCCAGCCGCGCGCTTCATGTGCGCCGCGAAAGGAACTTCTCCGCATGAGCACCCCTCTGTCCCTGCGCCGGGCCAACAAGTGGCGCGCCGCCCTTAATCCCTTGCGCGGCTTCGCGATTCAGCGGGCCGTCGGTCTCCTCGAAGAAGGGGAGCGCGGCGCCTACGCCGGTCTGATGTGGGCGTATCGCTTCCTCGAAAAGCGCCAGGCCACGCTTCGTGGGCTCAAGCGCCTGCGTGGCGCCGCCCTGGGCAAGCTCGATTGGGACATCAAGCTCGTCGATACTGGCGCCGATGCCGCCGCCGCGGCCGAGGCGCAGGCGCAAGCGCAGGCCCTGCGCACCGCGTACGACCGCATCGAGAACGTCCGCCAGGCGGTGCGCTTTCTGGCCTTGGCCGAGTTCCGCGGCTTCGCGCATCTGGAGAAACGCTACGAGGGCGACAACCCGGCCCTCCCGGTCGTGCGCCTGGAGCCCGTCGACCAGTGGCACTGGTGCCGTGATACCTATCTCGGGCCTTGGCAGTACAACGCCCGCGCGGCCGCCACCACGCGCGGCGAGGCGGTCGAGCTGTCCCACTTCATCGTGCGCGAGGTGGAAGATCCGATCAACGAGATCGCCCTGCTCGCCTTCGCCGCCGAGGGTCTCGGCAAGAAGGATTGGGCCGGGTTTGTGGAAGTCTTCGGTATCCCGCCGCTCTTTGGTGAGCTGCCGCCCGACATGGGCGACGACAAGAAGGCCGCTCTCTTCCAGGAGATGATGGAGGCGGTGATCGGCGACATGCGCGGCACCATCCCCTCCGGCGCCAAGATCCACACCGTGGGTGAGGGTGCGCGTGGCGTGAATCCATTCCGCGACTTCCTCGAGTATCTCAAAGAGGAGATCGTCCTGGCCGGCACCTCCGGCAAATTGACGATGCTCTCAAGCCCCACGGGCATCGGCTCCGGGCCCACGGATGCGCACCAGGACGCCTTCGACGATCTCGCCCAGGCCGAGGCCGGCGAGATTTCCGAAATCTTCCAGGAGCAGTTCGACAAGCCGCTGCTCGCCCAGCTCTTCCCCGGTCGCCGTGTGCTGGCGTATTTCGAACTCGCGGCCGAGGACAAAGCGGACATCGGCCAGGTGCTCGATCACGCTCTAAAGGCCAGCCAGGCCGGCATGCGCATCGATCTTGCCCAGCTCTCCGAGAAAACCGGCTACAAGCTCACGGCCGCGCCTGCGCCTGCGGCGCCGGTTTCGGGTTCCGGGTTCGGGGTTCCGCTTCCGGGAACTCTGAACACTGAACGCCGAACCGTGAACCGCGCGCAAAGCGGATCCCGCGCCACGGGACTGGCCACACTCGATGCGGCCCGCCGCCAGGTCTTCGCCCCGCTGCTCGCGCAGCTCGACGAGATCCGAACGGCGAAGGACCCCGCCGCCTACGCCGATGCCCTGGAGGATTTCCGCGCCGAGGTCACCCGCCTCACCCCGCGCCTGGTGGGCGATCCCTCCCTCGGCTCCGCCCTGGAGGCGATCCTTGGCGAAGCCGCTGCCGAGGGCGCCGTTGCAACCCTTTCCCGCAAATGACCGCTCCTCTCATCCTCTGCCGCGACAACCCGAGCGTTCCGCTCCCGGTCGACTCCGCGGGTAAGTTCGCGCCGCCGGCCGATGGCTGGTTCCAGGTCTCCCGCTCCGGCGAGCTTGAGGCTCCACTGGAAGCGCCCGGCCGCGACCCGGTGAACGTGCTGCAGGTGCTCGATGCCGCGGCTGCCGCCACGGTGCTCGCCGCCTTCGCTTCCGACCGCGCCGCGCCGGGCTTCTCCGGCCTGCTGGTGGACTTCGAGCACAAGAGCGAGACCGACGACGAGGACACCCGCGCCGCAATGTGGATCGAAGACATGCAGGTGCGTGAGGGCGCCGACCTCTGGATCAAGGGCCGACTCACCACCAGCGGGACCACCGCCATCGGCGGCGGCGACTACCGGCACATTTCGCCCGTGTTCGAATACCCGATCCGCAACTACTCCACCGGCGAGCGCGTGCGTCCCGCCCGGCTGCGCAGTGCCGGTCTCACCAACCGGCCCCGGATCAAAGGCATGGTCCCTCTCTCCAACCGCGACACCGCACCAGCTTCCGCCGCTGCGGAGAAGCCCAACTCGAAACCCGAAATCCGAAACCAGAAGATGAATCCCGAAGTCCTCACTCTGCTCGGGCTCGCCCCCGATGCCTCCCCCGAGGCGGTCGTCGCCGCGATCCGCGCACTCAAGGAAAAGAGCGATCAGCTCGTCCCCGTTACCCAGCAGCGCGACACGCTCCTGGGCGCGGCCGTCGAACGCGATCTCGATGACGCCGGCCTGCAGGGCGCCACCCGCGCCCCGTGGAAGACTGCCCTCACCACCAACCGCGAGGCCACCCTCCCGTTGCTCGCCAGCGTGAAGGCCGCCGCCAAGCCCGCCGCCTCCGGCGACACCGCCTACCGCGTGACGCACAACCGCGCCACCGCCACGGCGCCGGACGCTGCGCCGGATGCCGCCGAGGAGACCCCCGCCGCCAAGGCCCGCGGTGCGAAGATCTCCAACCGCGCCACCGAGCTGCGCAAAGCCAACCCGCGGCTGAGCCGCTCCCAGGCCTTCGCCAAGGCCGAGACCGAAATCGGCGCCTAAGCCCGCACTATCCACTCAGAAATCCGCCCTCCGTTCCCCGCGTTCCCATGAATCCCGATCAAACCAATACCAAGGCCGTAGGCCCGTTCCCTGTGCTTGCCGGTGAAGACCTCACCGCCGCGCGTTCCCGCCTGTGCGTGCTCACGCACGACACCAACGTCCCCGAGATCAAGCTCCCCACCGCCGATACCGACGATGCGATCTTCCAGGTGCAGGAAGGCGTGGCCGACACCGCGCTGGACTCCGCCGAGCGCTTCGCCCCCCACCGCGAGTTCCGCGTGCCGCTCAAGGGTGCGTGCGTGCCCGGCGGTCGCCTCGTGCTGGCCGATGCCGGCACCGCGGCCGACAAGGGCAAGCTCCGGGCCGTGCCGGCCGCTGCGGGCACCTACACGGTGCGTGCCATCGCCCGCGAGGTCGGCGTCGACACTCAGCACGTGCTGGTCGAGGCCGTCTCGCCGTTCACCGTCACCGTCGCCGGCTAACCCGGACGACTTCCAGTCCATCCCACCCAGTCCCTTCCACCTCTAGTTTTCCTCCCATGCCTTCCCGTCTCGCCGCGCTTGCGGCCAAAACCACCATCCGAGAGTACGCGCAGGGCGCCGCCCAGGAGGGCGTTGCTCCTGTCGCGGACTTCCTCGCCCCGACCGTCGAGGTCGCCTCGCCCACCGGCTACTACAAGGTCTACTCCGAGAAGAGCCGCTTCCGTGTCCCCAATACGAAGCGCGCCATCGGCGGCCGGGCCACCGTGCTCGGCTTCGATGCCTCGGACGCCACCTTCAACTGCGCCCCCCACGCGCTCGATGTGCCGATCGACCAGGTCGAAGGCATGGCCGATGAGAGCATGGAAGCGCTCCTGCAGGAGGGCGCCGACATGGCCAACGAAGCCGCCTCGCTCGCCCACGAGCAGACGGTGATCGACACCGCCATCGCCACCCTCACCGCTGGCGCTGGCGCGATCGATTTCGCAGCCGACAAGGATCTCGTCGACCAGCTCGACCAGCAGATCATCGCGATCATCAAGGCGGCCAACTACGGCAGCCTGATGGGCATCGGCCTGCTGTTCGGCCCCACGTTCTTCCGCCGCTTCAAGAACCATCCCTCCGTGAAGGGCCGGTTCATCTCCGGCGGCAAGAAGGAGATCGTGAACCCGTCGATCGACGACATTCTCTCGCTCTTCATCGCCAAGCCCGAAGCGCAGTTGTCGATGCTCGTCAAGGACACCGCCCCCGAGGGCAAGGCCGCCTCGTACGACTTCCTGCTCGACTCGAACCTGATCGTGTTTGCTCGCAAGCAGGCCCCGACCCGGCGCGATCCGTCGTTCATGAAGACCTTCCGGCTCAAGGGCGCTTGGATGGCCCCGCGCGTCTACACCCGCGACGACGGTCGCGTCGAGGTGGCCGCGATGGACTGGTCCGAACAGGTCAACGTGACCAACTCCGCCGCCGGCAAGCTGCTCACGATCTCGAACTGATCCACCTGCGCCGCATGTACCCCCACGTCGGCGGGGGCCTCTCCGGGCGCCAATACGGAGAGGTAAGCATAGCGCCGCGCCTGGCGGCGTCCCCCGACGACCAGGCACCACTTTTCCAATGCGCCCGCGCCCTCCGCCCACCGAGACCGAAATGTGGATGGTTCTCATCCTCGGCTCGCTGGTCGTGATCGCCACCTGGGCAATCCCGTATCCGGTCACCACTCCATCACCAGTGCCCACCGCCCGACAGTCGCAATGACTACTCACCCATTCACCGAGCTTCCGCCCATGCCGCCGGTCACCTCTCGAAAGGTGCGGCACCCGGCGTCCACCGCCGCGTCCCCGGCGTTCCTGGAAATCTTCGACTGGCAAGAGTGCCATCTGCGCCCCGCTGTCGTCTTGAGCGCGTCATGGGGTGTTCAGGGCCAAAGCTTCGGCGACGCGATGCGATCGTTCGTGATCGTTCGCGCCTACGACCTGCAGTCTAGCGCCTCGAAGCGTGGTCCGGAAGAGCGGTGGTGCTGGTGGGATGATTTTGTCGGCGCGCTAGGCACGCCCGGCATGCGCTCCGAAGACGCCGGGACAAGTGCCGCGGCCGATCTGGCCGCCGCCGAGGCCCGCCTCGCCCATCTCGAAAGTTCCATCGCCCAATTCATTCGATCCGTCTCCTGACCCATGGCTTGGCTCCTCCTCACTTCCGCTCATATCGCCACCGCGCTTACCGGCCCGGAGATCGCTGCCGCGCAATCGGCGGTGCTCGTCGCCGGCCAAGCCGCGCCGATGCCCGATGTGATCACCCAGGTCTCCCGCTATGTGCGGGCCCGAGTGGGCGCCTGCGCCAAGAACACGCTGGGCGAAGGAGACACGATCCCCGACGAGTTGCTCGCCTCCGCGATCGACCTCGCCGTCTACCGCCTGGCGAAACGCCTGCCGGGCAAGATTCTCGCCAAGCAGGAGCGCGTGGACGCCGCCACGGCGGCAGAATCGCTCCTGCAGGATGTAGCCGCCTGCCGCCTCGCTCTGGCGCAACCCGCCACCAGCTCGAGCGAGACGGTGGCCTCCACTCCGGCGCCGCGCTTCACCGTGCGCCCGCGCCAGTTCTCCCGATCCCAGCAGGACGGCACCTGAGCCTCCGCTACTCGCTTCTCGCTACTCATGCCCGTCACCTCCCAGCCCTTCGCTCCCGCCGTGCAGCGCCTCGCCGCGCGCACGCCGGTGGCCTCAAAGCTGGACTCGGCGCAGTGGCAGGAGTTGGCCCTGGGGCTGCGCGAGCGGGCGTTCTTCTCCTCCGGGGTTGAGAGCATCCGCACCGTGGCGACGATGCAGTCCAAGCTCAACGAGGCCCTCACGCTCGCCGGCGGGCCCGACAAGGCCTTCATGGACCGCTCGAAGTTCGTCGCCGAAATGCGCAACGAGCTCGGCGCGCCTGATGGCGACTCCGGCGAACTCACCGACATTTCCAGTCGCCGGCGCCTGGAGTTGATCCACGATTTCCAGACCGAGAGCGCGATGGAGTTTGGCCGGTTTCAGGCCGCGCAAGATCCCGATCTGCTCGATGCTTTCCCGTGCCAGGAGCTGGTGCGCATCGAAGGGCGCCAGAAGCCGCGCGACTGGGCCACCCTGTGGGGCGACAAGGGCGGCCGCTTCTATGCCGGTCGCATGATCGCCCGCAAAGACGACCCGATCTGGAGCGCCATTTCACGCTTCGGTACCCCGTATCCTCCCTACGATTTCGGCAGCGGCATGGGCGTCGAGGATGTGGAGCGCGAGGAGGCCATCACCCTCGGCGTGATTCAGCCCGATGATGAGGTGCAGCCCCAGCTCGAGGACTTCAACGCGAAGCTGGAGGCCAGTATCCCGGCGGCCAAGCCGGAGGTGCTCGAAGGCTTCAAGCAGATCTTCGGCGACCAGGTCGACGTGGATCGCGCGGGCAAGATCACTTGGCAGGGCACGCGCATCGCGAAACTCTACGACTCGGCGCTCGCCGACCCTGCCGTGAAATGGTCGCTCGATCTCGGGCGCACCACCCCGGCCACCGAGGCCGCGGCGAAAGCCGCCGGCGTGGATCTCGCCAATACCCGCCTGCTGCTCGATGCCGATCACGTGCGCCACATTGAGAAGCGCCACGGCGAGGCGGGCGAGGGGCAGGCAGACCAGCGCCCCGTAACCCGCCTCGACGTGCAGCTGGTGCCGCATGTCTGGCGCGAGCCTGATTCAGTGGTGCCCGGTAAACAGGCAGGGGACCTCGTTTTCTCCAAGGATCTCCTTGGCCGCTCCGTTATGGCCACCTGGTCGCGCCAGCCCAATGGCACCGTGCGCCTGCGCTCACTCCTGGTGAAAACGAAAGGAGGCCAGCCGTGAAGCTAGCCTCCTTTACTGCCGCCGGGTGCCCGATGTCGTTTCACCCCGAGCTTTACGCCCAAAGCGTCTCCCGGCGCGCAGGAGGAGTATCCGCCCGATGAACGCTCAAGTCAACATCGTGCGAGATGAAGCCACCCCGGCCCTGCAGGCGCTCAGCTATAAGCTGGCACCGGACCGGCGCCGGCCCTTTGCGCTCGTGCTCGGGCGCAAGACCGAGGGGATCTATCGCACCTGGTTTCGCCGGCGCGAGGGCGATTCCGCCAACAAGAAGGGATGGCCTCGCCAGCACTTCTGGGCGCGCATGGCCAAGCGTACGGCGCTCGTCGCCGGGCAGACCACCGCCGATCAGGCAGTGGTGACCATCGCCGATCCTGCGATCCAGATGAAGGTGCATGGCGGCACCATCGTGGCCAAGCAGGCGAAGTTCCTCGCCATCCCCATGCGCCGCGAGGCGTACGGCGTGCGCCCCTCGGCCCGCACCATTCCTGGCATCTTCTTCATCCGCTCCAAGCGCGCGGGCGCCTTCCTCGCCCGCATGGAGGGCAAGTCTCTGCGCGTGTACTGGCGTCTGGTGGCCCGCGTGACGATGCGGCCCGATCCCCGCGCGCTCCCGCCGCGCGACCAGGTATCCGCCGAACTCTTCCGCACCGCCGAGGCCTTCGTCGCCCGCTCCCTCGGCCGGACCTGATCCAGCTACTCGCTCCTCGCCACTGCCGATGAATCCCTTCCTCCAACTCGAAGCCCGCCTGGCCGCCTTGCTCGCGGCGCATCCGTATTTCGACGCCCAGGCGATCATCACCGAAGAGGAACAGAATCTGGAGGGGATGATCGAGGCGGAGCTCGCCCGCAGCGGCTTCTGCGCAGTGATCACGATGGGTCGTGGGGATTGCGGTGGCGACTCCACCCGCGACCGCGCGCTCGACGACCGCCTGGAGTTCACCGTAGCGATCTCGCGCAACTCCACGATGGAGACCAGCAAACACACGCTCCATGGGCTGTGGGCCGCCATCGCCGCGATCAACGGGCAGGTGGTCGATCCTACGCGTGATCGCCGCGGGCAGGAAATCTTCCAGGTGACCGGCCACGATTCCGGATCCACGGCTGAGGCCCCGGAAGGCCTGTACGTGCAACAGCTCAATGTGGCGGTGCGCAGCCGTCTCGATGTGGCCGCCTACACCCTGCCGATGACGACCGAAGTTCCCCAAGCCCCTTTGTCCAACCCGCCCCAGGCGGCGTGATACC